ATATTCATTAAATTTTTTCATCTATATAATTTCTATATTCACTTGTGTTATGTTCAGGTTTATTTTTACCTGTAAAATCTTTGTACCCTCTAGCAGCTAATTTACCAGATCTAATACCTTTGATAGCCAGTTTTGTAGCAGGTTTACTTAATTTACGCAATTTTAAAACCTTTAATACATCACCAAACGGTAGCATTGATACTGCACTAATACCAGCGTTCATTAAATTGCGTTTAACACCATCACTCTCCTTAGCTAAAGCAGCGCTTAGTAGAGATATTACAACATTTGCACCATCAGCAATAGTACCAACAGTAGGGTCCAACCCAATAACATCTAAAGCGGTTTGAAGAGCTGCGATATTTTTAAGTTTATCTTTTTCAGCTTCCTGTAAATATTCTTCACGTAAGATTTTTAACTTTTTATCAAATAACCGTTCTTTTTTCATTTTAATTATTTATATTTTTAACCTTACTTATACCATTTTCTTTTTCAATAATGATAACATCACCAGTTGCTCTACTCTGCAACTCTTTTCTATGAGTAATCAGATAGATAGATTTATTCTCAGCCTTACATTTATCCAATAGGATGTCAACAACATAATTAACCCCGTCAGAATCTAACGCTGAATCAACTAATTCATCAAAACATAACATATTCGTATCAAATTTACCCTGAAGTCGCTGCAAATCCATAAATGAAAACATTATAGCGATGTCAATATTACGCCTTTCACCACTTGAAAAATTAAAATAAGAACATTCTTGGCGTTTATCGTTGATAATATTCTCTTCAAAGAATTCATCAAACGTTAAAACACAGTTAGCATTTAATTTATCTAGATAATGATTAATTCTTTGGTTAAAAATACTTAACAATTGATTTACAATATACGCTTTAACACCGTTTTCACCACAAATAAACTTAATTTGATCGAGTATTTCGATTTCTTTAGTTGATTCATCAATATCATCACATAATATAACTAAATCCTTTTCAACCTTTACAATAACTACACCTATTTCATTAACTTCGCATTTAATCGATTTAGCATCATTTATTAATTTTGTGATGTACTTATAACAATCATCGATTTTACTTTTTATAACATCATTTTTATTATTGATTGATTTAATCTTATCAATCTTATCAATAGTCTGGTCATACTTTTCGGTAATTTTAATAATCACCTTTCTTATTTTTTCAATTTTAACACCAACCTCATACCCTTTATTAGACAAGTCATCAATGTCGTTTTGGATATCACGCTCATGTTTAGACACATGACCAACATCATCATCAGACATATCTCTATTACAAGTAGGACATACACCAGACTTAAATAATTTATCTAATTGTTTTTTATACCCTCTAATTTCAACTTCATATGTTGTCAATTCAGTTTTCGATTCGGATAATTTATCATTAGCGATACTTAACTTATTTTTTAGCTCCTTTAAATTGTCTGATAGGTTATTAATCAATAAACTATCAACATCTTGAACACTATCTTCTAATTTAGTCTTATTATTACGACTAGTTAAGATATCCTTTTTAATTTTTTCAATCTTAACTCGTTTATTTTCTTCAAATTTTTCAGACTGTTCCTTATAAATTACAAGATTATTAACCTTTTCGGTTTTTTTAGACTGTAACGATGTTAAAGATTTCATAACATCGTTATAATCTTTACGAACATCTTTAAGAATGTCCGAAAAAACATTCATATCAAATATACCTTCGATAAACTTACGCTTCTCGATCTTAGTTTGTGCCATAAATGGGACAGTTTGGTTAACCCCCATTATAACACAATTTTTAATAACATCTTCAGATACACCTAAGATTTTGCTAATATCTTCTTGGGTATTTGCTATACTATCTCTAGTAACATCTTTACCATTATGATGCAGCTCAATTGATGATGGCTTAAGCCTCCGAACGATCTTATACGTGTCTACACCTTTAGAAAATTCTAGTACGATCTCTGTACCCTTTTTTGTCTTCTTATTGACAACATCATTTTTATTTAGACCTCTAATAGTTTTACCGAAAAGAGCAAAATAAATAGCTTCTATTATAGTCGATTTTCCAGCACCATTGCTACGATCCTTGTCTTTATTCTCACCAAGAATAATGCTCAAACCATCGTTAATATTTAACTCAACGGGTTGAGCACCTACAGATAAGAAATTAGTTACTGTTACTTTTTTAAAATTAATCATATTATAATATCTTTACATTATAATACATCAACTAAATAAATCAAGCATTTATTTGATAAGATACTTTTTAAGATTATTAAATAATAAACCATTTGAAATCTCTTCTTTATTCCATTGGCTATATGCCATAGCATTAAACCACTTCTGTTTAATTTCTTGATCTGGTTTAAAATCTATATCCCAATCACCATCTATATCTGATACTAATTCATGAAACATCGAATTCTTTGACGCAACAACTGGGATACCGTTAATAATAAAATGAACTAACGATGTAGAACAATACGAGAAAACACACCTATATTTATTTTTTACATCAAGTGTTTCAATACGATTAGTTGATCTATCAACCATCACACCCATTTGTGACAATTGGTCCATAAATAATTTCTGTTTGGACATATGAGCTGCGTGAGGGTGTGGTTTATAAACAATTTGATTAGGGTATTTTTCATTAAGTTTAACAATAATACGTCTAGACCAACTTATAAGATCATCTTCACCCATACCATGTGAAACATCACCAGGGATTTGTCCCATAAATGCAATTAAACCATCTTTTTTAGAATAATCTCCATAATCAAGACATAATTCATCAAATCTTGATGAATCACCTCGTTTATCTATATTCAACCATTTTTCATCATAGATACCGCAACGAAAATACCCGTCATTAGTCATAGGGGTTTCTGTTCTTTTAATCATACCTAAATCAAATACTAATGTAGGTACATTGAGTTCATCTCTTACATGTTTTAATGTGTTACTTAAACCCCACCCAAAGGCTATATCATATTTGATATTCGGTATTTTAGATATTTTATTATCACATATTTTATGAACTATATGACCGTTTTTTTCAAAATAGTTTTTAAGAAGATCTGATATATAAACGCCCTCATCCCAGTATCTAGAATGTGTAAAAATTTCCATTATCTTACAGCAATAATGTTTTCAGGGTTTCGTAACACAACCTTAAAATCATACTTAGCTAGTAATGATGTCATTTCCTTATAATATGTATCATGTTCAACACATATCATTTTAAGATTCGTAAGTTTTTCAAATGGGATATGTTGTATAACATCCAAATTATTGCTCTCAACATCTAAACTAATGAAATCAAAGTCATAACCATATTGATCGAATAACATATTCGGAGTGATAGTTTCAACTTCAGATTCAGTAAACTTATGTTTATTCCATTTGATTAAATGTTTTTCCTCGATTGTTGACAGAGCATCACTAGTATAGAAAAATTTAACAAACCCACTGGTTGATGAAATCGCTTTTTCACAAAGCTGAATACGGGGTTCATCATCAATTTGACGTTTAAGAACTTCGATACGTGGTGGAGAAGGTTCAACCATTACCCCAGACCACCCTTTTTCGAATAACGCTCTAGTATTTGAAAGAGCGAATGCATCAAATGCTCCGATATCAAGAAATTTCCCATCGTTAATTTTTGCAAATTTTTGCAAAATTATTTTCTCTTCGTTGTTTTGTGAATACATAGTTTTTTAAATTTAGTTATTTTTTATAATTTTCGAACAAATACATATATATTGGATCGTTTATTAAAACTTCGCTTTTCAAATATTTATAGACTCGTCTACTAAAATCAGCATCTTCTCCATATAATATACTTTCATCAAATCCACCAACTTTAAAGATATGTTCGCGTCTAATTGGATTTAAATGATTAGGAGTTCTTTCATAACATATATCATTTTCACCCCATTCTTTATATTTAATTGAATGTATAAACTCTTTTCTATAAACATTATCAAAATACATTTTACCAGTTATACCAACTACATCTGGTCTCGTTAAAGTCGATTTAATAATGTTATCAACATAATCATCAGTTATTAAATCATCATCATCAATAAAACATATATACTCACCTAAAGATTTATTAAGTAAATGATTCCTCTTTTCAGGTATAGTTAATTGACCGTCATCGGCACATATTTTTAATTCAATATTTTTACCAGATATTTGTTCGTTTAGAGTCTTTAATAATTTATTTAATAAAGGTCGTCTAGAATTTAATGAGCATATCAATATTGATAATAAAGGAACGTCTTTAATTCTTTCACAAAATGGTAATTTAGACCTCCTATCATATGTTTTTTTATCTATACCCGATTTGGAATTAACAACGTTATCATGAATATCAGCACATCTACCATTAGTAGTCCAGTGTTTATGTTCGAATTTAGGTGACAATGGGTTATTATCGATATGTAATAAATTTAAATATTTTACATTATCGAATAATTCATTATCAGAATATAAATGATAATACGCTGGGTGATATATGTAACCATTTAGAGCTTTAAGTGTAAAACCATCAATAATAGGTATACTTAAAATACTGTCCCTACCACCATCATTTAAACCATCAATTTTTACACTCAACGCACCTACGTGATTTTTATAAAAATCACGTAAATATTTATCCCAATGTTTAGGTGGATAAAAATCATCAGACATAACGACTATTATATCATCATCATTAACTTGTCTTACGAGATCTCTAGTCAATGTAGTAAGTGGTTTAGTTACACCACCAGCTTTTATACCATAAATCTCACAATCATACTCATCGGTCAAAAGTTTTTGGTGATCAACATTATCAACAATAACCTTTGTCATTACATCATTATAATTATAACTTTTAGATTTCCAACATTTTTCAGTTTTTTTATAATCATCTGGTCTAATCGTAGCGCTAATTAAATATATCATTTTTTAAAATCTCATTTACAACATTTTTAGGAAAAACCGAATCTAGGTTAACGGGGGGGTTTTTATTTTCCACGGAATTTACTTCACCTTTATTATTAATATCATATATTCTAGCTGGTTTACCACACAACCAACCTTCAAACACTGTTCTACCCAACATCACGCTAGCTACCTCATATGCGTTTTTAACATAACCCTCAATATCCCAAGTGGGTTCAAAAGTTTTAACCCACGGTTCTAAGAAGTTTGGATAATCTCTACCAACTAACCACAACTCTTTACCATGTTCTTTACTATATTTGATTAAATCTGATATAGTATTAGTCCTCAAATAATCATATGATCCAACAAACAATATATAATCATCGTTTTTAGTATCATCAGTATTAAATCTAGTCACGTCAATAGGGTTATATACAACTTTAATTTTTTCAGAACAAATACCCCATTCTTTGATTAAATAATCTTTAATCTGTGGTCTAATAGCTATATACCCTTTAACATTAGGGTGTTCAATAGGGTGTTCATATTCAGGTAACACCTCGGAATGGATTATATTTATAGCTGGCGCATCATATAGATCCAATACAACTTTAGATATAGCTGGATGATTTAATAGAATCAAATCATACCCACGTTCGTTTGATGTTTTATAAAATTTATTACATTTAGTTAATTCAGGTTTACCATTTATAATAATTTTACGTACACCGTCACCTAGAAAATAATTAGGTGGAGATTTGATATCATAACAATTTACACCAAATTGTTCAACTCGATCAACCAAATCTCCACCGATGTTAGATATAATATCAACATCATTATCTTTTGATAGCTGTTTAGCTAGTTCGTAAACATAAAGCTCAGAACCAGTATACGATTTAAACGAAAGACATGATATTAATATTTTCATTTATAGAGCGAATGTTCCGCAATTAAGTGAAGTGACAGTACCTTTATTCATTTTTAAACTCTCACCAGTATTTACATCAGTAATAGTCATATAATGATCACTTTCGGATACTAACTTAGCACAATATCTTTTAGTCTTATTTCTAACTTTCCGCTCAACCGTGAAAAATTTACCTTGGACATGTCGTTTAATATTATTTAGTTTTTTCGTCATAGTATTGTTTAAACTTTAATTTGATTTCCGATTTATATTTAATGTCAGACATTAAATCAATAAAATCATCTATAGATTTTTCTACATTAAGTTCAGATATATTAACAGATATATCATTTTTGTCAAGCGTATTTTTGATAGTTAAGTCATCTACAATCAAATTTTTAACGTTAGACGATTTGATTTTAATAATCAATTTTTCTAACAAGTGTTCGCTAATATCTTCATCTATAATCAATTTTACATAATTGTTTTTAATAATACTTAAATCAAATTGTTTTATTTTTGATAATTTGACTTGAATAAATTTAGGGTAGTCATCAGAGTTTTTAACAAATTTACACTCACCTGTTTCAAAATCTAGAATATGAAAGCCATTATCGTTACCAACATCATTAAAATCATGCTGAATAGGACTACCAACATAAGTAATTGAACCAGTCTTATAATCCTTCTTTTGAAATTTATGAAAATGTCCAGTATATACATCAGCTTGAGACTTTAATATATGATTAGAATCAACACCACCGTTACATATCGTATAATTATTCATTTTAAAATTATTAATTTCAAAATGACCAAATACATAATCACATTTAGATACTGTTTCACAACCCCAAGGGACTACTGTGATATTTTTAGAATTATTAGGGGTGTTTAACTTAGTTACTTTATCATAAACTGTTACATTTTCCCACCCTTTGAACATCTGTAACGAATGTACATCAGAATTATCTTTAAAATAACAGTCATGATTACCAGTCAGGATATGTACATGTATATCTTTAGGAAACATGGACATAATCTCAGATGAAATATCTAAAGCTTTTACACTGATCTCATCTCTATAATGGTGCCAATCTCCTAATACGAATACATGTTTTATTTTAAGAGTGTTTAAATGTACAATTAAATCTTCAAACCATTTAATTGTACATTTAAAAAAATCATCAGAATTTTTATTAACCCCAATATGTACGTCACCGATTAACGCTACTTTATTACCAATCATTTTCAGTTTTATGCTCACCACTCTCTTGACGAGGGATACAATAGTCTATCTCATAATCAGTGAAAACTTTTTCCCTATGTTCACTTAGCTTCTCATTATCTTTCTTTTCTTTTTTCAGTCTACCGTTAAAAGCGTTCCAAGCTGTTCGTGTAAAATACCCAAATACATTATTTTGTTCGACTAATGATTCAACTTTATTATTATTTTCATCGTATATCAAATCCATATCATCATCAACTTGATAAATAACATCGCCATCAACAGTAAGTTTCACTTTACCCAATTCTTCATCAGCGATAACTTTACAGCTACCTTCGATAACCGATTTACATATCCTCCAAACAGCATCTGAATACATTTCAGCACCCCAAGGGTTACCTTCATTAAAATAATTAATGTAATTGGGCATATGAGAAATACCATCAACGATTTTTTTAATATAAATACCTAATTGATCAGTAAATACACTAGTTTCGACGTATATTTTTATCTCAGCAACTAATTCATCATTGGAAACATAATATTTTCCAGGTTTTCTACCCCTCTTCTCTTTTTTATTTTTCATATACGTTAAATTCCTTATACTCTATCTTTTGGTTATCATAGATCTTTTTCCTAACTTCGGACTGTTTTTTACTAAATACCAAATTATCACACAAGTCAAACAAATTAAACACCTCTTTGTTTTCATGTAACCGCAAACCTCGACCAATTGATTGGATAGTTTTATTCCAAGCTTTACCTATAAGGTAAAATACAGCATAAGGTAAATTATTAATCGAAATACCTGTTGAGAATATTTTTGACATAGCGATACAAATTATATTGTTTGCAGATTCCATCTCTAAAATAATTTTAGATCGTTCTTCAACTGGCATAGACCCTCTAATAAAATACACCTTTTTATCAACAATGTCATTAAACAGATTTTCTAAAATTTCACCTTGTTCAATCCTATCAACTAGAACTAGAACATTACCATCTATTTTAGATACAATATTTTTTAATTTTTGATTTCTAAAATCACATGTCGTGATGAAATCAACTTCATTGTTATAATTTTCAACATCTTCAGCATCCTTATCATAAATTTCTTCAAAAGGTGTATTATGATTAAAGTAAACCATTTTAATCTGAACTTTAGTTAAATAATTTTCGTCTCTTAGAGATTTTGATGTTTTTTCATAAAAAGGTTTACCGAAAAAACCATAAACCTTATCACTCTCGTAAGTGTTATCAGGTAATGATCCAGTAAATCCAAACACCGCTTTATACTTATAACTTTTTATCAAAACAGTAGCCTTTGGCTCTGGTTCATTACCAAATAAATGAACCTCATCATAGAAAATATAATCAACTGTTTTAAAGAAATGATCATATTCAGATGAACGCTCTTTAGATGACTGTAAAAATCCAGTATTAACTATGACAACGTTTGTGCTTTCATTTAATTCGTTTTTACCAGACCATTTAGAGCAAGAAAAACTACATTGGTATGTAGTAAAGTCATCAGTCATTTGCTCAATAAGGCTTAAATTAGGGACAACTAACATAGCTTTGAATGATTCACCATCATTTTTATACAAAGTCTCCAATAAGGTAGCTATGATGAGACTTTTACCGCCACCTGTACCAACTAAACATAAACCAGATCCATTATCTAAAGCATTTTTAACCGAATCTAATTGGTAATCACGTAATTTGTATTTTTTATTAGGGACTTCAACTAGCTCACATTCAATTTGCTTAGATAGTATACTCCTAACTCGGTCTGTTATATCAAGGTTAGCGTCCCAACCCTCGGATCGAATAAATTTCATAACATTCCACAATAAACCAATATCACAATAACCCTTCATGGTTATACTATATAACCTTTTAGGTAATCTGGAATACTTAGTAAACCTAGCAGCTGGATTATCATACGAGAAATGGTTTCTCAATGTCATGAAGTAAGGGCTATCTATATCGATAACACATCTACGGTCTTTTAGAAAAGTAACTTTAATTTTATCCATTACATTTCATCCATTTTGATAGTGTCTACCAAATTTTTAATATCAAAACCAATACTTTGGATATTCTTCAAAGAATCATCAAAATATTCGCACAATAAAGTTAATATTGAAATCTTATTATCTAATTCCCTGAAGTTAGAACTTTTCCTAAGAATATATTCAGCACCTTTTAATGATACTGGATTTCCATCATCTTCCCTTTTCTGTTTTACAATCGAAATACCCTCATCTAACAACTCTTCTCGTTGCCTTTTCAACTTAAGTAATTTAGCGTAATTAACAGCTTTATATGACGCCCACTTACCCTTAATACCAGGGACTTTCAACTCAACTTCTCTTAATCTAAAGTCATCTAGAACAGTATCCTCGTGGTACTCTTTAGAATATCGCTCTAATATATCTAAAATATCTTCTGGTATTGGTTCACTCATATGTATAAATAATTAAAATGGGTATCTTTAAAAAAGTGTTTAATGAAACTATATTGTTCTCAAAAAAAGGAGAGCGTGGTTATAGACTGATTCTAAATTTAGAATCAAACAACAATAATATTATTATACATTATATTGAAGGAAAAATCAAGAAAAAAATCAATATAAGTGAAAATAATATATCTAATTATAAGTTTTTACAAAAAACAAATAATTTATTTTATAAAAAATATAAAGAGATTACCCCAAATGATTTAATAAGTGAAATGGATACAGGTGATGCTGGTATAGGTGGTACATCCGAGTCTCCTGGATCATACAGTATAGATTATGCTGATGGTGATAACAGGAACGTAGTGGGTAACCAATTCCCAATGACGAGACGGTCTAAAATTACAGACACTTTCACAAAGAGTAAGAAAAAAAAGAAAAAAAAGAGGTCTAATGGGAAAAAACAAAAAAAGTAATATCGAATATGACGGTATAGAATTTGATTCGAACGAGGAATTAGAATTTTATCATTGGTGCATCGAAGCAAAGAAATATAAAATTATTTCTGATTTTAAATACAATTGCGAAACATATCAATTGTCGAATAAGCAAACTATAAATGAACAAAGACAATTAAAAACAAAAACAAAAATTGTCAGTAAACATTTATTCCACGAGCACGTTTATACACCAGATTTTCATCTATTTAAAGGAGAAAGATGGGCTATAGTTGATAAAGAATCTAAATTGATATCAGCTCATGGTGATAAAACCGAAATAGTTATCGACGTAAAGGGTACATTTCAAATGCACGATGGCTCTAGGAGTTTTTCAATTAACCAAAAATGGATGTATGAAAAATATGGTATTTATGTCAATAAATTAATACCAGAAAAGTTTTTCAAATTGACTTGGGTGCCAGAAAGTTGTAAAATGACAGCTAAAACCAAGCAAATTCGTAAGAAGTATGAAAACACACAAACAATTTTGGAAAAATTTGGAAGTATTGAATCATCAAGTAATTGATTTTAATATTATTAAAAATATAACAGAGATTGATATATTAGATAGCATATATGATCAAGGTTTAGATATTGAAAAATTTAAATTAAACTCAAAACAATATAAACGATTATTATTCAATTATTTTATTAAAAATGTAATAAAATATATCAATAATTCAGATAAAAAGTTGTTTTTTATAATATCAAAGCCATCGACATCAGAATTTTTTGATTACTTCGAATTCGATGCAATTAATAAGTCATATAGGACTAATATTTCTAAATTGTTTAACCTTTTACCTATAAAAGCGTATATAGACTTTGAGTATACCTACGGTGATATATTAGAGTCAAAAGAATCTGAGTTGGTTGAGTGGTTATCTAACCAAATTTTAATTCAATCTGATAAGACATCGGAAAAATCATACCAACCAATTAAGAAAATATCTCAATATTATGATTTACAATATATTGATAATAAGATTTTTAAAGAACTGCAATATAAATCAGTTTTTTAATACCTAAATAGGGCGTTTTTACTATGACAAGTTGCGAAGATGTTATGTATATCATCACTCTTGTCATAGAATTTACGGAAATCGACCCCAGTTACAGTATAACTACCAGTACAGTCATAGATTCTCTTCTCAACACTTGAAACAATTGCTTTTAAGTCGGAGAATGTCATATTGTTGTATCGTTTTAGTTTAACAACCAAACCATATGCTGAGAACAGGTAATTTTGTAGAGCATATTTCTTTCGAGTATCAATAACATTAACTGCTTTAGATGTCATATAAATAGTTTTTTCATACCAACTTTTAATGAATGCAACATCTCTCCAAAAATATTTACCTGACTTGCTTTTACCAAATTTATAAGGTCGTTTATATTTAGAAACTTTCCTAGAGACCTTAGTTAAAGAAGATTTACTGTATTTAAAACACTGTAAATCTTCAATATTTCCAATTATCTTCTTTTTAGTCTTATGTTCATGAACTTTATGCTCATACACAACACCCATTCGACCCATTTGATCTTTTGACTTATTCCACCTATAACCTTTGGCTCTCTTACCAACGGAATATGTCTCTTTTTTATCATAAGACCTGATATATAGGAATCCAGAACGTTTTAACATATCGATACATACCCTGTAATATTTATCAGAACCAATTTTCCTTAAGGTTGTTGATTGGATATAAGTAAAACCACTATCATCATTAGTCGGAATCATATTCGATAACATATTAACGATTAGAATGAAATTAACTCGAAGTGTATCAACCTTTAACTTTCTGGACAGTCGATTTGATGAGTTAATATCCTTAACTTCCTTGTTAAAGTTAAACTGATCCATAATCTCTTGTGGACAATAGATAGATAACCCATTTTGGAAGTCTTTTGGTTTTTCAAGTAATCCTTTTGAACTCATATCTTAAGTAGTTTACACCAGATTGGCTCATAAGTCAAGGTTTTCATAGGAAAGGGATCATATTAGTCTAGTATGTAATATGTAGATTCACCAATCCCGAAGGGTTGTTATAATTATACAACAAAAAAGAGCATAATTAGAAAAAAAAATAAAAATATTTAATCCTTGTAGTTCCTTGTTTTTATTAATTTACTTAAACTAGATTTTCTAAATAGCTCGTTTTTGATTTGTTAAAAATTTAAATATAGGGAAAAAGGAATATAGTTATTATAATATATTTAGTTAAAGGTGTTTGCGTAGTCAGCTTTATTTGAGTACATATTGTTTGAATGTTCTTGATTTATTGATTGGTATGTGATATTATGTGTGTTATGAATGTTAATAATTTACGTGGTAGTGTCGCTGGTTCGAATAGTATTATGGGTTTAAATACCTCAAAAATGGGTTCACCTAAATCTAATCCTGATAAACTATCATCTAATGATAGTTGTAGGGTTGTTAGTTATAGTGCTGATACTACTGGTTGCGCTCATTATCGCATGATTTGGCCTAATTATGTTTTAAATTCTACTAACAATTATCATATGGCTAATTTAACTAAACCTATTTTAGATGAACGATGGTATGATGGTTTGGATGTTATTAGGTTTCAGCGTCAAGTATCAACACATCAGAGAAGAGTTTTTGAAGGTGTTCGGAAAATATGTGATAAATATGGTATTCGGTTAGTCTATGAATTAGACGATATTCCGTTGTATGAAGATATCCCATTGTATAATAAGAATCGTAAAAGTTATGCTCGTAGTGAATACCGTGATAATATTATTAGTATGATGGATATGAGTGATGAGATTACGGTTTCTACTGATTTCATGAAGGACTATTTTAAAACTAAGATTACGAATCCGAATATTACACATATTCCTAATTATATCCCTAGATTTTGGATGGATAGGTATTATGATGATAATAAATTGAAGGTTAATTTTAGTAAAAATAAGAAAAAACCTAGAATTTTATATGCTGGTAGCGCATCTCATTATGCTGTTGGTTCAAAGGTTGAAGATGATTTTACCAAACTTGTTGAGTATGTTAAAAGAACTATGAAAGAATATCAATGGGTATTCTTTGGTGGAATACCTACTGAATTGATCCCTTTTTGGAGATCAGGTAAGATTGAATTTCATGATTACACCCCAGTTGCTAATTATTCTGATAAATTTAGAGACATTAAAGCTAATATTACGATTGCTCCATTAGTTAAAAACAATTTTAATAGAGCTAAAAGTCACATTAAGTTGACAGAGGCTGCTGCATACGGTATTCCGTGTATTTGTCAAAGTGGTATTGAACCATATAGTGAGGCACTATATACTTTTGATAATCCTGATGAGTTAGATGATCAAATAAAGTTGTTGACAAAAGATTCATCCGAATATATGAAAGCTTGTCGTAAATCAAGGAATATTGTAGAACCACACTGGCTCGAAGATAATATCAATGTGTGGGATGAGTTCTATAAATATTCTATTGGTGATACTAACCGAAAACTGTTGAATAAGATAAATTACTAAACTATGTACCGAAATATCAGCTACGATTATAATAAATCTAATATTAAATTATCCACTTGGAACAAGGATGGTGATCGAGTAACTCGTGAATTTAATTTTAAACCGTATTTTTTCACGGAGACATCTAATGATACATGTCATAAGTCTATTTTTGATGGTAATTTGAAGAAATTTGAGTTTAATAATGATTTTGATCGTAGAAAATCTGTAAAAACTTCTGGTAATGATAGGATTTATGGTAATTTACCACCTATGCAGCAGTTTCTGTTAGAAGCTTTTGGAAAACATAATAAAAAAGATGGGTTTTCTCAGTTTCCTCTATCAATATTTTATATCGATATCGAAGTGTATTCACCTGATGAATTTCCTGACCCTTGGGAGGCTAAACACCCAGTAAATGTCCTAACGATATATAATTCTCTGAAGAAAGAGTTTAGGGTTATGTGTTTACATGATACATTTAACCCCAAAGCTCTTTCGGATGAAAATCAGGCTAGGTATAAAAAAATCACTGATAATTCGACTGTTAAAATTTCTTATTATTCCAGTGAAAAGGAATTATTGAATTCTTTTATCAATTATTGGATACTCGATTACCCAGATGCTATGACTGGGTGGAATCTACCTTTCGATATACCTTATTTGGTCAATCGTATTAAGAAAAAGTTATCTAATAATGATGCTCAACGTCTTTCACCTGTTCGTAAAATTCGAGAAATTACAAGAAAACAGAAGATGGGTGCCCAATATTCTCAAGATATTCAAGATTATGATATCACGGGTATAACTACATGGGATTATCATGATGTTTACATGAAATTCAATTTAAAACCTATCCCTAATAGAAAATTAGATACGGTTTTACAGATTGAAATCGGTAAGGGTAAAGTTGAATATGAATCATCTAACCTAGCTAAGTTGTCTGAGGATGATTGGGATCTATTTGTATTTTATAATATCGAGGATGTTAATGGTATTAAGTTATTAGAGGAAAAGCTTAAATTCCTAGAGACATGTAGGATTCTGTCTTATATGGGCTTAGTCCCGTTTGAAAAAGCTCTTGATACCCTACCTATCATTAACGGGTACTCGTCTGTTAATGCTATGGAAGAGGGTAAAATTATCCCAACTTTTCAGAGTAATGAAAATTGGCGTAAATTTGATGGAGCTTATGTTAAAGAACCTGTTCCTAATTTGTATAATAGCATTGTTTCATATGACTTGAATTCACTATACCCTATGACTATCATTACATTGAATATGTCACCAGAAACTAAGTTTGGTAAGGTTAAATACGTTGGTCAACATGCTATAGTTGAGGATAATACTGGTAAAGAGACTAAAATGACCTTAGATAACTTTAAAAATTTAGTTAAAAAGTTTAATCTAGCTGTAAGTAAGTCGAATGTGTTATTCACTCAGAGTAAAAAGGGTATTTTTCCGAAATTAGTTGAAGAGGTATATTATAATCGTGTTAATGTTAAGAAAAAGATCAGTGTATTAAAGAAACAAGATGACCCTGATAATGATTACGAGATTCAGAGATTATCTGTATATCAAAATTCGTTGAAAGTTTTGATCAATTCATTATACGGGTATTGTGGAAATAAGTATGCCCCTATGTCAGATATTGATATCGCAGAGTCAGTAACTCTAACTTGTCAAAATGTCATTAAGGAATCTGGTGATATTTTAGAGGGTGTTGTTAATAAACTTTTAAAAACCACTGGTGTAACTAGTTTAACTTATCAAGATACTGATAGTTGTTATATTACAATTCAAAGTATCATTGATAAATATAATTTAGATTTTTATAACGAAGATAAAACTGGGGTTAATCCAAAAGTGATTAATATATGTCAAAAGATTGAAGATAAGTTGAATCAATCGATTAAAGCTTGGGGTGAAGAGGAACTTAATACAAAAGATTGTAGATTCCAATTTAAGATGGAAGTTATTGCTGATAAAGGGTTATTTATCGCTAAAAAGAATTACGTTGTCCACAAATATTATGATGAGGGGTTTGATGTAACTGAAGAGAAAAAACGTTGGAAATATACAGGTATTAAGCTTGTTTCAGCATCTATGCCACAGCGTATGAAACCGATTGTTGAGAAAATCCTACATAAGATTGTATTAACTGGTGATAAAAACTCATCTGATGCTGAATATGTTAAAGCTTATGAACAGTTTGAAAATTATGAATATGATGACATCGCTTTGATCAAAGCTATTAATAAGTTTGATGAATACGTTGGTCGGTGTGATGGTTGGAATACTGCTAAGGGTATGTTGGCTCACTACCGAGGCGCTTATTACTATAACAAACTTATCGATGATCTGGGTGTTGATTCTAAATATCAAAGAATACGACAAGGTGACAAAGTTAAAACGTTATACCTACAAACAACTAATAAATACGGTATTGATGTTATTAGTTATGTTGATAATTACCCCGAAGAATTTAAAGATATTTTTGTAGTCGATAATCAAATTATGTTTGAAAAATGTATCAAAGATATTGTTAAGCAATTCTACGATTCTCTTAAATGGAATATTTTTTCACCAAATTATCAACCTATGGTGAATATTGATGAATTTTTTGCTTGATAAAACTAAAAACTGTGTTATACTATAGGCGTATGAGTGAAAAAGTAAATCAAAATGTAGTTGTATTCTCGGATACAACAGGTCGTGTTCTTATCGGTGAATCAGTTCAGTTCTCTGAAACAACTTCCAAGATTAAGAATCCGATGATTATTCAAGCACAAGATCGAGGCAATGGTCAGATGGCCATTGGTTGTATCCCGTATACGTATCTTGAGCTTTTTGATGTGGGGTCTGATGGGGTTTGGTCATTCCCAACTGGTTCGATGATTTGGTGTGATGATGTCCCTTCTAAAGAGACCGTTGAACTGTATCTTGCCGTTGTTTCTAAATATAATGAAACACGTTTGAAGATGTCAATGGCCCCTCAAGAACAACCAAGTTCCGATGAATCTGGTATCGTTGGGGCTAATGGTGATGTGGTTGAATTTGTCGATTAATTCGGTTACAATTAATTGAATTAATCGGTAAAACATATAAATACCCATCATATAAGTTATATGATGGGTATTTATATGTGGTTTATAGAACATCTTAAAAATTAAGAAATATTAAAATATGTCAGGTAAATTATTTAAACAAGCTCAAAAACTAAATCCTTATGCGACTACTATGGATGATGATAATACCCTTACTAAGATTAGTGGGTTTATCTCAACTCAGTGTTATGCAATCAATGCTGTATTTTCAGCAGATTTGTATGGGGGTATCCCAAAAGGTCGCGTAACCACTCTATTTGGTCCGTCTCAATCTGGTAAATCTTTTATTTCGGCACTTGCTCAAAAGTCTGCTCAAGAGGATGGTATGGACGTTATTATTTTTGACACCGAGTTTGATAAAGATGGTCGAATGGAAAAAAGTTTGGGTGTTGATTTAAGTAGAGTATTAACAATACCTACCGAATCTATTGAAGAGTTAATTATTCAATCATCTCAGATGTTAGATGGTATTATTGATGATGCTGAAGAACATGGTAAATATTTGTTTATTTTAGATTCTCTTGGTTTCCTTGCATCCGAAAAACAACTAGATGACGCAACTAAGAAGAGTAAAGTTGCTATGGATATGGGTCTAAAAGCTAAACTCATTAAACAGTGGTTTAGTGTTCTTAAAGGTAAAATCTCTAAGACTGGTTGCGCTTTCATTATTATTAATCATGAAATTGCTAACCCTAATCAGATGTATGATTCGATCTTTAAAGAACAAGGTGGTGGTAAATCTACTGAATTCGTATCAACTGTTATGGCTCATATTTCCGCTAAAAAGGAAAAGCATGACGTATCGAATGAAAAAGATGTTGAAACTATGATGGCTAAGAAGGCATATTCTGGTCAACATATCAGAGTATTTACTCAAAAGAATAGATGCGCTATTCCTCATAAAGAAGCCGAGGTCTACCTTAATTACGCTACAGGTATCGACAAGTATAGTGGTCTTGAACCTCTTATCGATAAACTAGACACGCTATATTTGAAAGATGCTCAGGGTAATGTTGGTAAAGGTAGAACATATTATCTAAAAGATGGTGATGAAGAGATCAAACTCGGTTCTATGAAAGAATGGCGACATAGAGTTGATATTTGGGACAAAATTCTACCTCAACTTAATGAAATCGTTAAGCAAGAATTGGCTTATCGTTCACATATTTAAGTATATTGATTAATTATACGATACCGCCACTATTAAATATAGTGGTGGTGTTTCTGTTTATTAAATATGAATAAAAAAATAGATATAGTAGTATGTTCAGCTGGGTCGTATGATGATAGTTTGTTTAAAAAGAGTTATACTGAACTAAATGATGATGTTTATAATTTAAATTTTGTAGAGTTTAACAATAAACCTATTGCCGAAGTATATAACTCGTTTTTAGACACTTGTTCTGATTATGTTATATTCTGTCATGATGATTTATCTATAGAAGATTCAAAATTATCTAAAAAGATTGATCAAGCTATTGGTGATGACTCTGAATATGATATATGTGGGATTGCTGGTAATCGTAAATGTCGTATCCAAAATAAAAACCTATGGCACACTATGGGTGATGAAGACACTATGAGTGGAGCTGTTGCACATTATATTGGTGATAGTGATGTTAAATGTTTTATGACTGATTTTGGACCAACACCAAGTCGATGTATTTTGCTTGATGGTTTATTTTTAGCTGTTAATGTTAAAAAAATTAAAGAAGTTGGTTTAAAATTTGATGAACAATGTCCATCAAATTGGAATTTTTATGATATTCTATTCACACTAAATGCGCATAAACTAGGTTTAAAGATGACAACGTATCCTATATGGGTAGTTCATCGTAGCCATGGTCTTGAAACGTTTGATGATGATGATTGGTCTAATGGTAATGACTATTTAAAAAACAATTGGAAGGGTAAATTATGAATAAAGAAGATAAAATTAATAAAGAAAAGGATTTTTTCGGGGATTCTTCGAAATTATATGATGATGACTATTTGGTGAATCGTGATGGTGAGTTTGAAATTGATCCATTAACTAATAAACCTAGTTTATGCGCAGCATCTTTTGTAGATACTCATGGTGATAGAATTTTTGGAGCATTACTTGATGCTGCTAGAGAAAAATCTGATAATCTAGAAGAAATTGCTCGCGAATATGAAAAACTAGTATCCGAACAGATTGAACACAATACTGATTTGAGAGATAGTTGTGATAGTGGTGGTGATTTAGTTGGTCTTAAAGAAGAATCGTTGGATACCGATGGTCAAAAACATGCTTCTGAAGCATTTACAACCCAAGAACGACATCTTCAACAGATTATGGAACAGGAGAGGGAAGATTATAAAGATAGCTTTGAAAAATTATCCGAAAAGATCGATGCTCAGGAAAAATTATTAAATGAAGTAACTGATAAATTTAATAATCACGACACTAATGATAAAGATGGTAAAATTAAGTTGTATAAAGAAGTCCACGAAGCTATGGGTGAGCTTATAAGAATCTCATATAATTACGGTCGTTCTATTGAAAACAATGATACAGGTAGTACTATTGGGTCATTATCTTCATATGATACTCAATATGATGAAGATTGTGTTAAAAAATATATTAAAGAAGTATGATTAAATCTATTAAATTTGCAGAAGGTTTTGTATTAGACCTATATAAAGACGCTCCTAAACAATTCAATTTCACTGAAGGTATGAATATACTTTTCAGTGGTAATGGAGCTGGTAAAAGTGTAGCTTTAAAATTTTTAAAAGCTTACTGCTCAATTCAAACGGCTGGGTGGACTAATGTGGTCGATCCAAAGGTGTTAGCACCTGATTCGTTTCCTCATGCTTATAGGGCGTTTACTCCAAACAAAGATCGAGTTATTGTTGATTGGGATGGTACACCTGCTTTTTATAATTCTGGTGATATTGCAGACTCAAATGCTTGGTTTTTCCAAAAAGGTGGTCAAAGTGAAGATGGATTGACATCAGAAAAGGAAAGATTTGATACGATGGTTGAAAAACCATCTTCTGGTCAATATCGACTTAAGAAAATTAATAAAATGCTTAATATTATCGGTAACCCCCCAGAAATTAAACCAAATCCGTTGTATGGTGATGTTTCAGCTCAGCTTGAGTATTTGGATTCGTTACCTAAAGGGGGTAAACTAACAATTCTACTTGATGAACCTGAGAGGTCGTTGAGTTTACCTAAACAAAAGGTTCTTCTAGATGTTTTGATGGATTTTTCTAAGAAACATCAAATAATTATGGCATGTCACTCACCTTTTGCTTTAAGTTTACCTAGAGATAAGGTTAATTACGTTGAGATAGAGCCGAATTACATATCGGAATGTGATAAATTGTTTAATTTCCAATAAAACTAATATCAAGGCGTTACATCGACCGAATTTGTAGTAATATTACTACAAATTCGGTTTTTTGTAGTAATATGTTTGTATTTATCCTCGACAACCCATCTATTATACTATAATATTTGTATATATTAATTATGAAAGTCAACGAACAATTTTTAGAAAAAACTATCCTATTTAACGCTCTAAAGAATGAGTATTATTTCGGTAGTATCGTAGATCATCTAGATTTGAAATATTTTTCAGATGATTCTGTAATTGCTGTGCTTAGGAAAGTTCTTTCGTTTAATAAAGAATATAAAAAGCACCCAAGTTTATCCGAGATTAAGATGGTGCTAACCTCGCCCGAAGATCAGACTCATTTTAAAAAAATCATTAAAGATTTAAAACAATATGAGTTAATAAGCGATGTTGATATTTTAATTCAACAAACTGAGCAGTTTTTGAAAGAAAAAGCTATCATATCGACTATGTTTGAGGTATCTGATGAGTTTAAAGATTTAGAACATAGTGAAATCGCTAAGAGGTTTCAAGATGCCTGTAGTCTTTCGATTATTTCTGACATCGGTTTAGTTTATTTCGATGATATCGATAAGCATATTGATTGGTTGAAGCAACCTCAGAACAAAATATCTACTGGGTTCGATTTTTATGATAAGAAGATGAAGGGTGGGTTTAATAAACATGGTAGAGCTATTTATCTATGGATAGGTGGTACTAATTCATGCAAATCTATGATGATAGGTAACTTAGCTGCTAATTGTGTTCGTCAAAATCTATGTGTACCTATCATTTCACTCGAAATGGATGAGCAATTGTATTCTCAGAGGTTATCGTGTAACTTTTCTGAGATACAATTTGATGAATTGAAGAACGAGGAAGATAAATTTAGAGCAAAGATATCTCAATTAAAGAAACAAAACCCAGACGCTGATCTCATTGTTAAGGAATTCCCTCCAGGTCGGTTAACTGTAAATGATCTCGATGCGTATTTATCTAAGTTGAAGAAAAAGGGCAAAAATTTTGATATTGTTTATCTTGATTATATTACATTGATGAAAGCTGTTGGGGTTAGTAATTTATATGAAGCTGGTAAAAGATTAGCTGAAGATATTAGAGCACTATCGTATAAGTACGAGGTATCTTTTGTATCAGTTCTACAGGCTAATCGAAGCGGTGTATCTGGGCAAGAGCCTAAACTAGATAACACGTCCGAGTCTATGGGTATAGCTCATACCGCTGATTTTATGGCTAGCATTTGGCGAGAAGAGGATGATTTTGAAACTAATACGTTAAGAACTGGTATTCTTAAGAATCGTGTTGGGGAGAATTTTGGTACACAGATGCTTGAATTAGATAACCACCTACGTATACGTGAGGTAGATTCTATCTTTGAGGAAGATTCATCTAATATGAATAATTCTATTAAAGAACAGATTAAGGATTTTTCAATTCTAGACGATATATTTGAAAACGATGCGTAATAAAAGAATATTTTTTGTTGTTAATCAGAAGTTAACGTATGTTTCAACTCAGTTATTGTTAGAGTGGTCAGGTGTTGAACCAACTGATACGTTATATTGTTCGTACTATAATGTTGAAAACAAAGTAGATGAATTTTTAATGGAATATGTTGATTTTGGTGACTTAATATTTTTAATAGGTTTCTCTAAAGATATTTCAGATGAAATCAGTGGTATTTATGATAAATATTGCTTTAAAATATTAGAATCAGATATCGCCACTTCTGATAACATCTATTTCCATGTTCTGAAGACTGTTGCTCCTAAACTTAGTGTAAGTTTATCTAAAAAAAGGATGTATTATATTAAATGTATGAAGGGTTTATTGAATAGTGAGTTTGATAACAGGGATTCATATATTATGAGTATAATTTTTTATAAAATTAGTCCTGAATTATTTCATAGTCATTACTTTGGTGGTTTTAACACTTCGAGTAAGTTCAATAAATTTGTTATTAAACACTTGAACTTATTTAACAAACAGGATCAATCGTTGTATGAGTATGATGGGTATTATTTTGTTCTATCGACTATTAAATATTTTGGTGACTATATGTACAAATATGGTAAAGAATATGACAATTTGAGTGTAATTGATATAGGTGGTGGTAAGGTTTATATGAAGAATTTGAAAAAAAATGGAAAAGACATAAATAATTTGTGTAACTCTTATTGTTCGAATATTAGAGGTTTTTCTGACTTTTGTTCTGGGGATATAACTGAGGATTTTCTCAAATTAACTAAAAAAATGAAAAGTATTGATGAGTAATGTAAAATATATTGAAGATTCTCCGATTTGCCAGTTAGAACGTGATGAGTATTATGGTTTAGTTTTAAACTTTTGTAGCTACGTATGTATGGTTAAAAATAAAAAAATGAATTTCCCTTCGATTTTTGTTGAAATTATCAAAAACCAAGATATGTTGGATTTATATTGTAATTTTTGTGGATTCTCTGATGAGCGTAAAGCTATGTTAGAATTTATGCAAATTGATGATAGTATTATTAGGAGTAAGTTTTTAAAAAAATATATAAACCAAAGAAATGCATAATTGCGAAGAAGTTATAAGTGATTTTCACAAAAAGATATACAATACTTACTTAAGGGTTTGTGCTGAGAGTAGAAATAGACCGTATCGTAACCGAAAAGATTTTAAAAAATTTGAACACACTAAAGATGTCCTAAAGATAGGTGAACTATTTAAAAAATATCCACACATTGATATTGACAAATATTTTGAAGCACCATATAAAATATGGGAGACAAAAGAATCGTACACTATTGACTTTTATTCTAAACGAAAAGCGTTAAATTGTTATATACATTACAAAAAAAAGTTAGTAGCCTTACACCCAGACGATTCTTATAATTTAAATAAATTAATATCTGGGTTCTACTTCATAAAAGAATTTTGCTTAAAAAATAAATTGTCATTAGATGAATACATTGACCATACTGATGGTATATATTCATTTTTGACACACTTGAAAGAAGATAGGGTTAGTATATACAATTTATTTAGTTTTAATAATTTTAAATCAAAATTTAGAGATGATGTTGATACTGAATTAAAACATACATTATTTTCTGATCTATATATAGATTACGATATGATGCATAGGAGATTCGTAACTTCAAAAAAATGTCATCTTTTATCAAAAAAATGCTTGAAAAAGCTAAAACAATCTGTTAATATAAAAATCTAGCTTATGAGTCAGACATTAGAATACCTAAAAAAACTAAAAGAGGTTTAACTAAAAAGAAACACTCGATGAACATTTACGTTCAGGCAAGGTCACCCGCGTCTCAGGGGTTTATCTGAGGTACAAATTTTAGCAATGCGGTTCAAAAGTAACCATTAAGAGCAATAAAGTAATAATAATAATAACAAATAACTAAGAGAAAAAATAATATGTCAAACCAAACACTAAATGTACAAAATATGTTTCAGAAGATTTCAAGCTCTTTTGAAAAAGCAAGTAAACGTGGCGGGGGTGGTGTCTACAAAGATATCATGCGATTTGAAAAGGGTAAGGACTACGTTGTTCGACTACTACCTTATCGTGATGATCTAGATTCCACAATCTATCATCTTCAATATCGAGGGTGGAAATCGAAATCTACGGCTAAATATGTAGAATTCGTTGACCCACCTAGTGGTGAAGTGAACCCTATCCAAATCTACAGTTCTAAGCTTACTGATAAGCTTCGTCCACTTCGTTTGGATAAAGATGATCAGCGTATGAAACGCGCTCGTGAACTGTGGTCTAAAGATGCTTGGCTACTTAATTGTTACGTTGTATCTGATCCATCTAACCCTGATAATGAGGGTCAAGTTAAGATCCTTCGTCTAGGTAAGAAGTTGTATGATATCGTACATGAGCACGTTGAAGGTGAGCGAAAAGAAGAATACGGTTATAAATGCTTTGACCCATCGTCGAGTGGGTGTAGCTTTAAGATTCGTGTAGTAGATAATGGGGCTGGTTATGCTAATTATGATAAATCTTATTTTATGCAACCATCCGAAATTGAAGGATTGTCCGACAATGAATCTAAGGTTGATGAAGTATTTAGCTCATGTTTTGAACTAAAGACCCTGTTTCCTATTAAAACTCAGGATGAGCTTGAAGAATCTATCGAAATTCATTTTGAGGGTTCTGAAGAAGATTCTGCTCCAGCTTCATTTGGCGATATCGATGATATCTTAGATGATAAAGGTTCTAAAAATGTCGTTAGTGATGTCGTCGTTGATGCCGCTGATGATGTTGAAGTAGCTAAACCCCAACCTGTATCTGAACCTGTTACTAAGACTGAGGATGATGAAATGGATGCACTTCTAGCTGACCTATAATTATGGATAATATCGAGCGACAGTTTATCCAAGGTATTACTAATCAATCAGCTAATGTGTCTAAAACTATGGCTGGTGGAAATGCTTCGAAATACACTGGATTACAAAATAAAAGAACTGAGCAGATACTTCGTAATGTAACTAATAATTCTAACAGCGGTGCTATGGGTCCAACCCCCGTAGCACCTGACGGTGATTATCAAAATATTAAGTTAGATACGATTGATATAACTCAAGATATGATCGAAGAAATTCGTGAATTAGAGGGTGATGTTTTATTACCTGAGAATGTTGGTCGAAGTAATGTTATGGGTAACCCTTCGGTAATTCAAAAAGAATCTCCGATTAAGGACGTTAAGGACGATAAACAAATGGAACTTGATTTTGGTAAAATCTCAGCTGATCATGTATATGAACAGTATGAGGTTGTTATTAATAGGTTAAACAAGCTTGACAACGAGTTAAAACTTATTAAAACTTTGATCGAATCTCAAAATAATGACTAAAACTAACTATATCAAATTATCTAGACCTTTCATTGAAAATTTTCTATCTCCATTATCAAATGTTGTAGATAAGGCTCCGTTTTTAATAAAAGATTCAAAAATATCAACTTGTTGTAAAAATTCTAGCGGTGAGATATCCGTTAATTTTTCAATGAGTATTGATACTGACATTGATGATGTTACAATTAATGTGCCCGATATGGTTAAATTTAAAAATTTATTAGATAGGGGTACCGTTCTGGATGATAGTGATGAGTTAGTTGTTCATAAAAATAAGTTATCATATAAATCAGCTAAGTGGAGATTTAATTATCACTTACTTGATAGTGGTTTAATGAAGTACATGAACCTAAAGTCTGATGTAATCGATAACTTTGATTCTTCTCTTACTTTTAATTTACGACCTGAAGTATTATCTGATATCGTTAAGTTAAAGACTTTTCATAAAAATAAAGTTGAAAAAGTTTATATAAAGTTGGTTGACGGTGCGATTTACGCGTGCCTGACTGATGAGACTATTATGAATACGGATGAACTTTCTGTGTTGGTTACAGATAACTATGATTTATGTAATAAAGATAATATATCTAATATGATTATCAAATATGATGTCATTAAAATATTATCACAACATAGAGGAGTTCCTTTTAAAATTAAGTGTTCCGAAACTGCGTTTCTGATTCAGACCATTTGGAATGATGTAACTATAACTTATATTACAGCTAAGCTTAGAAAATGAATAAAAATAATATTAAAACTTTAGGTTATTTTGTAAAAAGACTAAAAGATTCTGGTTATGAAACTTGGAAAATTTTAGATACGTATACTGAAGCTGATCCTAGAAAATATACGATTTGTATTGATCCATTTTGCGCAGCGGTTTTCTGTACATGTTACGAGAATCTTGAGGAAGTTGGTGACGTTTGGTTTGAATTCCATGATGGTGGTAGATATATCCCATTTAGATTTCGTATTAAGACTGACTCATTTGAAGTTATTGTAAAATATTTGAATGGCTGGGGTATTGTTAAAAAGTATGAATCTAAAAAAGATAAATAATTAAAATGGGAAAAGAACAATACAACGGTGATGAAAAAAATATAGAGGATCTTCTTAAAAAATTATCAGATTTTGAATATATTGAAGATAAGGTAGCTAAAGACCCTATACATGTTTCAACTATAGCTACAACTATTGAACAATATTTAACACCATTTATAACTTTTGGGTATGATTTAAATGGGGATGCTGTAGTTATATCTAATGTTAAAACGCAGCGAGATATGGATAGTGTTATGACTGCTATCACTAGGTATTTAACTTATCCTGTAGATACTGATATAGATACCGATCAGTTATAAATCTGAATTATTTTATTGACATATACGCATAAAACGTTTAATATGTGTATATGTCAAATATTATAATTTTAGGTAAAGGGTACGTATCGTCAAAAATTAAGAAGTATTGGAGTGATGATAAATATAACTTAATATTCTGTTCTCAATCTGATGATAAATATTTAACACACTTGGGTGAATTGATTGAGAGATATACCCCAACGTATGTTGTAAATTGTTATGGGTTTACAGGTAAACCCAATGTAGATTCTTGTGAAAATCATGTTGATGAATGTTACACCCGTAATGTAACGGATGCTGAATCAATTATGGAAACATGTGAAGAGTATGGTGTCAACTTTATAACTATCTCAACTGGTTGCGTGTATAATGATGAATCTGGTAGGTCATTTTCGGAAGATGATGTCCACAATTTCGGAAGAGATAATCCAACATCATCAGTATACAGTAGTTCCAAATCATGGTTTGAGAAATATTTCAGAGAATTTGTTGAACAGGGTTGTGTTAAAAATAAAAACCACTTGTTAAGGATTAGAATGCCTTTCGATGGTGAGATGGATGATAAAAACTACATCAATAAGATCATCAAGTATGATAAATTGGTTAATTATCCTAATTCTATTACATACATACCTGATCTGGTTAAATTTATTCAAATCATTGTTTCAAGTGATGTAGATTCTGGTGTATATAATGTTGTTAATGTTAATGGTATTACTGCCAAAACTGTTATTGAACTTTATAACCAAATTATCGGTGATAAATTTGATAAAAAGGTTATAGATAAGTGGTATACTACTGATGACTTGTTGTCAGAAGGTTTAATGAACTGTAGACGTAGTAATTGTGTCTTATCTACAGATAAGATTAAGCGATATTATCCAGACTTACTTTCATCATATGCATCTGTTAAGAAAGCTTTGCTTGAACATTTAACTAGTTTAAATAATTAATATGTTAGGTGTATTATTAAGTGGTGGGTTTGGGTCTAGAATGGCTCCATTTACTACCACTATCACAAACAAACATTTAGCCCCTGTTTATAGTAGATTTGGGGCTAAACCTATGATAGATTATCCTATCGATACTTTAAAAAAAATGGGTATAACCGAAATACTCGTAATAACATCAAAAGACCATTGTGGTGATATTGTTGAACATTTGGGTGATGGTTACCAATTGGGTATTGATATTACCTATAAGGTTCAGGATATGAATGATCCAGAGCGACCTATAGGTATAGCGTCAGCTCTTAAATTAGCTAGAAAATTTACACGTGATGAGAAATTTGTAGTAATATTAGGTGATAATTATTACCAATGGTGTGACAAGATCAAATCGTCTATAGATTGGTTTGATTCTAATGAATCAAAGTGTGGGTTATTTCTAAAGAAAACTGATGATTGGGGTAGATTTGGGATAGCTGTGGTAGAAGACTCGAAAGTTAAAAAGATAATAGAAAAACCTAAAGAATTTGTGTCAAATTTAGCTGTTACGGGTATGTATATGTATACTTCGGATGTATATAACTATTTAGATGAATTAACACCGTCTCAACGAGGTGAATTAGAGATATCTGATATAAACTCTAGGTATGCTGAATGTGACTCGGTTAGAGTAACTGAATTAACAACATATTGGTCTGATATGGGTACACCAGACTCAATATTAGATGTACAGAACTTTTTAAATGAATAATAAACGAATATTAATGACAGGTGGGCTTGGGTTCATTGGATCAAATTTTATCAATTACTTAATTGATAATTATGACGAATTCAAATTGATTAATTTTGATTTTGAGGGTATCGGTTCTAATGTGGACAATATTAAAGAACCTAAGACCGATAAACAAGAAATCCATCACATAAAATGGGATATTTCTTATGATATTATTAAGAATAAGGAGTTAATTGGTTTACCTTTCGATTATTTGTTCCACTTTGCGGCAGAAAGCCATGTTGATAGGTCTATAGATACCCCAGAACCGTTTGTAAGATCAAATGTGTTGGGAACTATCCAACTACTTGAACTGGCTCGTAAAATAGGTGTTAAACGATTTGTTAACATATCTACAGATGAGGTTGTTGGGTCTGTTAAACGAGCAGCTACCGAAAATAAGCCATATAATCCATCATCAGTGTATTCAGCATCAAAGGCTAGTGCTGAGATGATGTGTAACGCTTATATGGTCACGTATGGTATGGATATAGTTACTACACGGTGTGGTAATAATTATGGTCCAAACCAGTATACTGAGAAACTTATCCCAAAGGTTATTACAAATGCTTTAAATGACAAAACTATACCTATTTATGATGATGGTAAACAAATTCGAGAATGGTGTTTTGTTGAAGACCATGTAAAAGATGTTATTTATGTTGCTAAAAATGGTAAATCTGGTGAAATATATAATGTGGGTACTGGTTATCCTTTAACTAATATTAAGTTGGTTAAACATATCCTCGATATTTTAAATAAACCTGAAGAATTAATCGAGTTTCAACCAAATGCTCGATTAGGTCATGATTTTAAGTATTCTTTAGATATAGGTAAGTTGCAAAAACTTAAACATACAAACTCTGATCAAATATTGGGTAACGTTGATCGGAAATACTTTAATAATAAATTAAAACAAACTATAGAACATTATTGTGAAAAATTTAATAATTGACGGAGGTAATCTTCTCCATCGTTCATACCATATATCAAAAAAGAAAAAATATATTAATGAGTGGGGTGATGATCTTTCACATGTTGTTGTATTCATAAACAACATCAAAATATTGAAAGAGATGCTTGATTGTGAGAAAGTATTTTTAACGTGGGATATACGTGATAGTAGTTTTAAAAACTTTAGACATGATGCTGTTGGGTATAAAGAACAGAGAGATCGTAAAGTTGATGAAGATGTCCACAAATATGATGAGATTTTGTGGGATATTACTAAATCTTTGGGTGTAGTAAATATCCGAGCAAATAAATTAGAGGGTGATGATATAGTCTATTTCCTATGTAATAAATATAGTCATGATGAAAATTATGTTATATCAAACGACAATGACTTTCTACAGCTATTTAATATGTTTGATACGGTTAAGATATATAACCCCATCAAAAGAGCCCTAATCACATCTGATACGTCTTTCAAGTATAATGGTGGTGTTTCTAATGATAAATATCTTTTATATAAAGCTATAATGGGTGACAAATCCGATAATATAACTGGTCTATATAAGTATGGTCCAGTTAAGAGTAAAAAATTTGTAGAATGTTTTGAAGATAATTTTAATACGCTTGAAGAATCTGATCAGAATGTTATAAAGCGTAATTTAAGAGTTATGAATTTACGGTATGCCTCAAAAGTTTATAATGATGAGACTGAATTTTTTGAATCTCAGGATATTCACCATAACCCATCTATAACTGATTTCTTTGATAAGCTTCATGTGATCGGTATGGATCGATATTTTGGGTATAAAATGGATTGGGCTGAACAATTTTGTAAAAACAGTAACGACACGTCATCTGATTTGCAAAAAATGTTAAACGCTATAAATAATTAAAATTATGTTAAATTTAAATAGAAATTGCAGTTTTTGCGGAGCATCTTCACACGGTAAAGTCCAACTACCTTATAATAATGGTCAAGAAATTGTTACTGAGGTTAGGTATCAATGTCCTCGGTGTATGAATATGTTTGCTAAAGAGGTTATTAAGAGAGAACCTAAACCGAAAACTGGGGAATAGTAATGGGGAAAGGATGTAAACCTAGATCGGGTCATAGTGTATCTAAATTCTCCAAAGCTTATGATGGTATTAACTGGGGTAAACCTAGTAATGAAGTTAAGGTACCTGTAGATAAAGAAAAGTTAAATAAAAAGCTTGAAAAATGACTAAATTATGCTACTGTGTGGCGTATGAATAGTTTACCAGAAGAGTATGTTACTCAATATATATACCAATATGTTGGATATGTTAAAGAACGTAAGAACGGTATTTTAAATGGTGGTTGCCCTATATGTAGAGAGGGTGATTCTTGGAGTAAAAAGGCTAGGTTTTATTATAACCCAGATTTAGAGGGTCAAAAGAGTACAGTATACTGTCATAATTGTGGGTATTCTAAGCCATCTGTGAATTTTATCATGGATGTATCTGGGTTGAGTTATAATGAGGTTAGACTTGAGTCTAAAGATTATGATATTGTACCTAGAGATCTTAACTGCGATGATTTTGATAAACTATTCGAGGTTAAAAGTGGTACCCCGACTTTACCTGATAACTGTATAAATTTATTTGATAAAAATCAGCTAGAATACTATAAAGATAACGAAATCGTTAAATTAGCTGTTAAATATATCATTGGTCGTAAAATAAATAGTGCTCCAAATAAACCTAGAGCACTATACGTGTCTCTTGATGATTATATACATAAAAATAGGTTAATTATACCCTATTACGAAAATAATAAGGTTGTTTGGTACCAGACTCGTAAATTATTAGACGACGAGTCACCAAAATATCTATCAAAGGTTAATTCTGATAGGACCATGTATAATATTGATGATATTGATGAATCGTATCAATATATATTCATATTTGAGGGAGCCATAGACTCAATGTTCGTTGAGAATGGTACATGTCTATCAGGTATTACCGAAAGTGGTGAATTCGTGCTTACAGAGGAGCAGGAGAGGCAGTTATCGATGTACCCCCTACACAATAGAGTTTGGATGTTGGATTCACCTTACCTTGATGAAGCTGCTAGAAAAAAATCTAGTATGTTATTCCGTAGAGGTGAAAAAGTATTTCAATGGTCTAAAGAACTTGGTAAAAAATGTAAAGACTTCAATGACATCATAATGATGTCTAATAAAACAAAAATTCCTCAAGAGTTTATCTTGAGGAATTTAATGGAACAAGAATCTAATTCTATGAAATTAGATGTTGGTAGTTTGAAGGAAAAATTAAAACTCTCCCTCAAGGTGTGAGCGGACGTGTTTTTCATCGAACCACCCTTTGAAGAACATGCAAAATTCGTCATCACTTAAATTGAATTTGTCTTTAATTTCTTCACATTGTCTACGAAAAGTTTCACCAAATTGTTCATTCATTTGACCGTAAACCTTTTCTTCAAGAGCGTCATTTAAATAATCATTATCTTCATCAGGTGAACCACCAATAGGTAGATCTAAATCACCGTCTAGTTGATCAGCACGATCTTCGATATCATAGAACTCTTCACTCTCTTTAATAATTTTTGTGCGTATTTCACCTTTTTCACCATCCCATTCAGCGTGGAATTTTTTACCTTTATATGAATCGATATCGATATCACCTGTGAATTCTGCTGAAGAGTCTAGTTTTTTAACAGCACTTTTCCAAGCTCTGTAAGTTCTAAATTCTCTAACTTTTTCACCATCTTCTTCATAAGAAGCTTCTTTAATTACAGAACTATTAGTTTTTGGTTTATATAGTTCGGCGTAAATATCGCCGATACTTTTTCTATCTTCGTTTAAATATTGCATATTAATTTACCCCTTTAGGTTTGGAAATTGTTGTAGAAGCTCGCGCTCTTTCTTATCATAACCGATAACGTGTGATTCAAGAACCTGAGACATACCAGCAGCTTCTTCAGCGATACGTGTGACACGTTTACCCTGTGATCGAACAACTCCTCTGAACGCTGAACCTTCGCGGTCTACTCGATTCAAGAAGTTGTTCAAAGAATCATCATCATCGACTGAGTTGATTAACATTGCGAAATCGTTTAAGATTGCGATCCATTTACGAGCTTCTTGGATATTTTTACGACCAATTTTACGAATATCGTTAGGGTTGATGTCATAATCATCTGGATTAGTGTCATCGTCTAGAGTGTCTTTGAACGCATCTTCGGAGTCTTGTGGATCATCTTCCAATGGTTCTAATTCTCTTTGATCTTCTTCAAGATCCTCGTTTAATAGTTTAATGAATTGTTTTTTAAAAATATCCTCTTTCATAGTTATATTGATAGTTTTAATTATTTATAATTATGGTGTAAAATTTATAAATAATTTAAATGGATACTAAACGAAATAATATTGAAACTTTAATTGAAGAGGATATCGTAAACCACCAGTCATCTAGTGAGGGTGAAGGTCATGGTTGGCATAATAAAACTAACCCTGCTCAAATATCTTTAATTGATATTTTAAAAGTAGATAGAACTGACCCAGGTAAAGCCAACAAGATTTTACCACATGAGGTTCAAACTACATTTGAAAAGGTTCTAGGTATCGTTGATAGTGTTGATGAATTAAAATATGATTTTATTAGAGCGTATAATAACCCAGTTATATCTGATAGTGGTTCTAAAAAACAAGCTATTAAAGATATTGTTGGTAATTTAAATAGTATTAACAAACAATATATTGATATTATCAAAAAATTAGAAAAACTTAGTGTTTAGTATGAAAACTGATTTAGAATTGATATGGGAGAGTTACATCACCGAGGGTAAAAATCGAGATAGGGTTATTTTGCAGAAAATGGAGCGCCATGAATCGATTAAACTTGCTGACATTAAACAGTATATGAAAAATAAACCTCATCTGGAATTATTTGATACAGATAAAGGTTATAAATTCAAGAATAACGACACTAAACAATCTTGTTATACAGATAGACCTCATAAAAAGGACGCTCCGCTTGATAGAGGTGCTGTAAAAAATATATATCAGGTATTTACTGGTCAGCATGTTACTAAATAGTGCTTGACATTTTATACAATATGTTATAAAATGTTTAAATGATAGTAAGTATTTTATTAACTCTAGTTGTATCAGGAAGTTTCACAGTTATCGGTTATTTTACTGGTGGTGATATCTATAGGTGGTTCTTTGTATCGTTCGTGTGTCAGTTTGTATTATTCTTTATAATTAATACTTTGACAAAGAATATAGTTCAAATGCGATTGAATCGATTAGAAGTTGAACGATTAAACGCTTTGGATGAGAATAAAGTCCGAATTGAATGTTCGGTGTGTGAAGATCCTAATGATATAGTTCTAAAAATTAATAGAGACAATGAGTTTAGGTGTGAAAGATGTAAATCTCTTAATACCGTAAAACTTTCGATCTCTAATTTTCAGAAAACTGAGATATTGGGTGGTGTAATAACTGAGGATGTAGTTAGCCAGTTAAAAACGAGCCAAAATGGATAAACAATCTTCAAATATTCTACCGAATGAGATTAAACATCTTTCGCAGGATGATATTTCATCATCAAATACTATAAAATGGAAGTCTAAGGGTAATTCCTTTTATAATATTTATTCGGAAACTAAACAATTATCTGGATACAATGATTTAATTGATGGTCATCCTGAGAATATATTACAATTTATTTTAAAACTGTACTATGATGGTAAAACGTTAGACCCTGTTACTAAAAGTATGTATGAATGTATATGTAAATTAGTTAAAACTATTGAAATGAGTACGGAAAGAGTAGATAACCAGGAATATATTGCAAAATTGGATGCAGTGATTGACTTTATTAAAGAACATGAATCTAAGTGATGATGAAATCGTAAAATGGGCTTGTTTATTCGAGTGTTTATATAATGTTAATAAACTGTGTAATAAAAAGAACCTAGATCTTGAATATATTCTCAAGAAAAAGATAAAACCAAATATAATCCACGAATATGTGAATGATAGGTACCCAATTTTATGCAACCAGTTAGAATCTGGTGAATATGCTGGTGAATTTATTAATAAATTTATTTTTAATGGTAAAGATTAATAATCACCGTATATATCATCATTTGATTTAATATTTTTATTATAATCAAAGATCAATTCGCTTAATTCATCAGCGGATTGGTCATACGTCTTTGTTGTTGAACTTAATTCTGCTGAACCCGTTTCAGCTATAACGTGTTCACCGTTATACATAACTGGTACACCTTCGTGTGTAACAATTCCACTAGCGTAGCCTCTTTCATCATCATTAATTTGATTGATTACTTGTTCTGGGTCTACGTTAGTTTCGTAACTATAATCATATCGTTTAGCCCATATCATCCAAGTATAATGACCCATCAATGGTATGGTTTGTTGTATATTTTGATCATCCCTGTGTGTAATTTCAAATATTTCAGCACCTCTACCATTAGGTCGATTTGTTGAACCATATTCTGTTAATTTGATCAAATCCCCCGATTTAGGCTCACTACCTTCCCCGAATACTGATTCGTATGATGAAATTGGTATAAATGCTGTAATATCACCTTGTGATTCAATACCGAATTGGTTTAGTATGATACTATCATCGTTAAAAATTATATACATAATTAGTTTAACTGGGTCGTCGAATGTCTTGGTGGTATGCTCACCATACATCATATCATGTGAAGATAGTTCATAGTTATTTACTATGTAATCAACCGCGATACCAAATTGCTCGGTTTGTTCAATAAAATATTGAGCAAATATCTCCCGCTCTTGTTTGGTTCTATCAGTATCGAGGTACCTTAAATCATCTGTAAAACTACATTGATCGTCATATATTGGTTGAAAAAAGTTACAGGTCATTTGAATTATTTATTCTTTAATTTTTCTTTTACTCTTTTAACCTTTTGATCCAAAGATTCTTCAAATATAATTGTTATACCTTTATCATATTGGTTACCTGCTACAGTCTTTTTACCTCTCGGATCAGCTATGCGATATTTTTTTGCTAATTTCATAGCTTGGGGTGTACCTTGTTTAACTCTAATAACACCGTTCATAGGTTGTATCGTATTCTTATTGTGATCTGTTTTATGACATTTAGCCATAATACCGTGTCCACCTTTCTTCATCTTACCGTGACCAGTTAAACCAGCATTATCTCGTCTATGGTTCGGTGTTGATATTTTACTATTAAATAGATTCTTAAAACTAGTTTTTTCCGAAGTTAATCGTGTTTTAAGAACTGCGTTAAGTTGTTCAAATTCATTATGGGATAGTTTATTATCATCTCCGATAATGTTTTTAATCTTTTTATATAAATCTAAATAATAATATCGTTCTAGTAGTTTAAATACGACGTTTCCAGGTAACCTAGTCTTGATGCCGTATTTTTTAATCTCAGATGGGGTCATTTCTTTTGAGAATGATCTATTTCTCATATCACGAACTTCGTCATATACTTCTGATAAATCGGAAATGTTGCGATTTAGTTCCATTAATTCTTTATTTAACTTTAACTTTAATCCAGCTAAATCTTCCGTAGATATATCTTTTAAAATCTCATAATCGATCATGTTTCTTCTCAATTCTTCACTAAAATCTGAGAATTGGTCTACATGTTTTTTAAAATCATCTATATACTCATCGATGTTAATTGATTTTGATGAAGATCTTTTAATCCATTCATCATTTTCTACATCGTACATCGCTTCAGTATTATCAGTATTATATTTTTCTTTAGTTATATAATACTGAAATGGGTGAGGTACCCCTTTTATATACGTTTCATCAATTTCGTCCCATATTGGTTTAAGTAGTATTTTCAATTGATCTTCTGTATATAGTCCAGAATTAACTCGAACGAAAATATCAATATCAGAATCTTTAGTATATTGCTTAGTTAGAATACTTCCTTTAATAAAGAATTCTGTAACTGAAATCTTTTTATTGATTAAATTTACATCATCTAATATTTTTTGACGAATCCTATCTTTTAATTTAGGATTATTGATTTTATGATCATCAAAAACGAATTTTGAGTAGCTTTCGAGAGATTGGTCAATTACTGATTCGAATATATTCATTTTAAATATTTATAAATTTCTAGTAAATAGACAATAAAAAAAACCTCTCCGAAGAGAGGTTTTTAGTAAATTAATGTTTAATATAAATTAAGAACCTTTAGTTGTCTTATATTTAAGTTCGGTTGGTTTTTCGCGCTTTACAAACTTATATTGTTTTTCTTCACCATCTTTGGTTTGTGAATCATAATCTAAATCACCAGTTTTAGTGGATGCTTTACCTGATTTTGTTTTAGAGCGAACACTCTCAGCATCTGGTGCAGACTGTGTTTCAACAGCTTCTTCTTCTAGTTCTTCGATGTCAGATACATCTTCATCGCCGAAAGCGTCGAAATCTTCTTCGTCTTCTTCATCTTCTTCTTCTTCTCCTTCAACTTGAGAAAGGATATCACGAAGGACTTCAACTTGATCAACTGTGAGTGTGACTGTAACTTCTTCGCTACCCTCTTCAGTATCTTCGATCTCATCGATATCATTTTCATAATCATCGATAATATCTTCCCCTTGGTCACCGAAAAGATTGTCATCTTCAACAGCTTCTTTATAAAGGCGTTCGAATTTTTGCATAAATGATGTTGTTTGTTTTTTCATAAATAAATTTATTTGATTTTAATTATTTATATTTTGAATCGATTTTTTTTTTATAAATAATATAAATGTCTAAAATAAATTATAATAAATTGATACGTAAGGTTAATGAGAGTTATATTGGTGATAAAGTTGTCCCGTATATGGGTAATAATAGTTTACCTGACCCAAAATCAACATTTGAATACGATGTAGATAGAGTTAAGATTATTAAAAAGTGTCATAGGGATATTTTATTTTTTGCTGAAAATTTCTTTTATATTATATCAGCAGGTAAAAAACAAAAGATAGAATTAAGAGATTATCAAAAAGATGGCTTAAATCTTTTTCAAGATAATAATAAGACTATATTTAACACATCTAGACAGATGGGTAAATCTACATTGATGACAATTTATGTTTTATGGATGGTTACTTTTTTCGAATATAGAAAAGTTTTAGTTGTGGCGAATAAAGCTGATACCGCAAAAGAGATATTGGGTCGTATTAAATTAGCTTACGAAGAATTACCTAATTGGTTAAAACCTAGTGTTAACTCTTGGAATAAACAATCTGTTGAATTTAAAAATGGTTCGGATATTAAAATTTCAGCTACATCAGCTGATGCTGCCCGTGGTCAGTCGCTGAACTGCTTAGTCGTGGATGAAGTTGCTCATATCGATGATCACGTCCTTGAAGAATTTTGGTCAGCTGTTTACCCAACTATATCGAATGATCCGAACGCTAGAATATTGATGGCATCTACCCCTAATGGTGTAGGTAACTTGTTTCATGAATTATGGGAGAATTCTCAAAATGACGGTAGCTCGTGGGGTTCGTTAGAGGTTTTGTGGAATAGTATACCAGGTCGAGGTAAAGATTGGGCTGATGAAAAGCGTAGGGATTTAGGTAATGAGAAATTCGAACAAGAGTATGAATGTAAATTC